CATTGAGTTAGCAACACTTCTAAGAGATAAGATAAAAGATAACTTACCAACCTTCAAAGAACCAAACATTGATAGTTGGGCTAAAGAGATTGAGAAGATGAGACGAATAGATAAAAGAACAGAAGAACAGATTAGATACCTAATTGAGTGGTGTCAACAAGACTCGTTCTGGCAGGGGAATATTCTAAGTACTAAAAAGCTACGAGAAAAGTTCGATACTTTAGTAGCACAAGTAAAAAGAGCTAAAACTAATTCAAAAGGAATAACCATAATTTAATATGAAAATGTATATCGTAAAAATGATGTCAAAAGATAAAATTGACATTACAGAAGAAGAATATCAAAAGATTATTGCTTCAAAAGCTAGTGGTTTAATCTTTATTGAAAGACTAAAAGGTTCAATAAACCTAAACTCAGTTGAAAGTATTTTACCTGAAGAACTTATAACAGGAGAAATGACAGAAGGATATTTACACGACGGAACTCGTGTCGTTAAACAGTTTGGAATTTGGGTTGACGCTAGTAATTCAGATGTAAAACTTGATAGAAGTTATTACCCAGAATTAGCAGAAGATAGGATATTCTCAAAAAAAGAGATGGAAAAAATAAAAGGAATTAAAAGACAAGATTTAATCTATTATTTATACTCTGGAAAATTACCAGAAGAAAATAAATTACTTGATAATAATAAATAATATGAAACCAGACAAAATAATACAAGGAATGAACTTCTATAACTGTGATTGTATGGAGTTTATGAAAGGAATCCCAGACAAATACTACGATCTGGCCATCGTCGATCCTCCCTACGGCATCGGGCAACACGGCGGACACTCAAACACGCAACACACCGTAAAAACGGACTGGGATAACGCGATCCCATCGCCTGAATACTTCGCGGAACTGTGGCGAGTGAGTCGCGAACAAATCATCTGGGGTGGCAACTACTTCCCGCTGCCATGCTCGCGCGGCTGGATAATCTGGGACAAGCGCCCGATGCCGCCGAGCTTCGCGTCGTGTGAGCTTGCGTGGACATCCTTCGACAGGAACGCGGCAACATGGAGCGGCAAGACGGGCAACGAAACGCCAGTGGCGGAGCGAATCCACCCCACGCAAAAACCAGTCGCCCTCTACAAATGGCTACTTAAAAACTACGCTAAAGAAGGTGATAAGATACTTGATACGCACGGCGGAAGTATGAGCATTGCCATAGCCTGCCACTATATGGGTTTTCAACTAGACCTATGTGAGTTAGACAAGGAATACTTTGACGCTGGAATAGAGAGAGTAGAAAATCAAACAAGACAAATAACCTTAATATAACTATATGTCCCTACCAATATCAGAAGCACAAATCAAACACATTATAGGAAAGAACATTTCAACCTTTGGAAACAACACCCTATTCTTAATAGAGTTTTATGAGACAGTTTGTCAATCTCGTAAAATAGAAGTCTGTTGGGAAAATATAAAGAAGATTATGCTTGAAGATTATTTACCTGAAAGCGTGATGAGAAAAAGACGAGAGTTTGTGGAAAGTTCAGATGAACAGCGTGATAAAGAGGTCGAATATCACGAAAAATATAGCCCTAATAATCCAAGTAAAGGATAATAATATGAAACCAAAAACCTTTATCCATAACATAGAAGTATCTTTACACGAAGTCTTAAACGACTATACAAATTGGCTAGAACAAAAAGGTTATATTGACACTGACGCAACTTGTGAAGAACCAAAAGCAGTTGATGAATACTTAAAAGAAAATCTATGAAACTCTGTAAAAAATGTAGTAAAGAAACTTATGCTAACTCCACTCTTTGTTATGACCACCTATTCCTAAAAAAGAAAGAGCAACAAGAAGCCTATAATAAAAAGGCTATTGCTAAAATGAAACTAAAAGCTAAAGAACGAAAGGTAAAAGAGAAAGTCAAGAAAGAAAAGAAGAAAGAGAAGAAAGCAAATAGTTATAAAGTAGTTTCTAAAAAGGCTTGGAATACTTTTGCTAGGTGGCTTAAAATAAGCCAAATGAGTTTTCAAGGATATTTTACTTGCTATACTTGTGGAAAAACTTTACCAATAGCAGAAGCCCAAGCAGGTCATTGTTTTCATAGAGGTAGGCAGAATTATAGAGCCATAGACTTTGACCCTAAACATATTAAACTCCAATGTGGTGGCTGTAATTGCTTTTCAACTGGTCAAACAAATATCTTCCAAGCCAGACTAACAAGAGAACTTGGAATTGAAGAAGTAGAAAAAATGATTTGGCGTAGAGCAAATGAACCAGCATTAACTATTGAAGAATTAAAAGATTTAATAAATAAGTATGAAAAACTTTAGATTTTATATACCATTACCATTTACAAAAAGAAAAATAAAATGTTCGCCTTATAAAAAAATAAGAAAGTTTATTATGTTTGAACATTTTTGGTGGGGTAAAAATATTCAATTAGTTTTATCAACTAATGATTGGCAACCAGAAGGCTTTACAACTATTAAGTTTTTATATAAAAATTATGAAAGAAAAAAGATACATAGTTAGAAAATATGTAATGGCAAAATCTTGTCAGGAGGCTTTAAGAAAAGAAAAGAAAGTTAGACCAGATGATTGTTGGGTAGATGAAGATTGGAAAAAAGATAATGAAGACGAGTTAGTTAGTGCTATCGGTTTTACTGTTAATAATTATGATGATGATTTATGCGAGTAATTCTATATAACTTAAAGTGTTGGTGGTGGAAAATGGTTGAAAGGTATAATGAGAGGGGGCAATAGCAGATTATTAGCCCCGTATAGCCCTCTAAAATCACTTCTAAGCCACTTTATAGGCTTGTATGCCACTTTATCTGTTTGACACTTTTTACATCAAAATAAAGGCTTATAATCTAACTTATCAGAGGTGTGGACAAGTGGTTAAATAATGACTTGACTTATTCCGCAGGTATGATATAATACTTATGTTAAATCATTAAGTTAAAAAATATGGACTACTCAAACGAGTATAATAATCTACCAGTCAATGAGGACTTACACTCACAAGCTGGACTAACTGATGTAGGGTTAGACGAAGATGGAAATGTAGAGTGGATAGGAACACAAAAGCAGTGGAAAGAATATGAAAGATTATCTAATTTAGAAGAATAATTATATGAATGAAGAACAACTAATTAAAGATGCACAATATCGTAAAGGATTATCAATAGCATTCTTTAATGCAACAAATAATGCAACACAAATAATGGAACTAAAAGATACTTCAAATTTAACAGAAGAGCAAATTCAAAAACAAATTCAATTTTGGAGAGATTGGTTACTTGAAGAACATAAAAAATATTATTCCGAGGTCATAGCAAATATTGGTAAGAAATATGATTCTAAAGAAACAATTGAAAAACTAAAAGCTGCTAAAAGTTTAGAAGAATTAAAAAGTGTTTGGATTAGTTTGAGTGAAGACGAAAGAAGAGATGGAGAAATTATAGAAGCAACTAATAAACTAAAGAAACAATATGAAGAAGTATAATGTGGAACAAAGGAGTCCTGAATGGGAACAACTTCGTAAAACTCATTTGACTGGGACGGCTTTGAAAGGAATTATGGGAACTCCAAGAGCAAGACAAGAAGCTATTTATGAAGTTATTTATAATCGTTTAAGAGTTGGAACTGATAGTGATGAAGATGAATATGAAAATCCAATGCAAAGAGGAACACGACTTGAACCAGAAGCTATTGCAGCATTTGAGTTTGAAACTGGAATGAAAGTAGAACAAATTGGATTATGTGAAGATGATGAAAATCCAGCAATAGGTCAAAGTCCAGATGGTTATATTACTGATACAGACGATACTGAAGCTATAGAGGTAAAAAGTATGGGTAAAAATCATATTAAACTCTGGCTTACAAATGAAGTTCCTGATGAGTATGAGTGGCAAGTTGTTCAATATTTTGTTGTTAATCCTAAACTAAAGAAACTTTACTTTGTAGGATATAATCCACAAATTCCAATTCATCCAATTCATATAATTGAAGTTGAACGAGATGAAGAAAAAGTAAAACTAGCAAGAGAAAAACAAACAATATTTTTACAAGAGGTAGAAGTTATTCTATCCAATATAATAAAACTATGAAACTAAGTATAAAAAAAGGAGGAGGAGTTCCTTATGCTCGTAAAGAAGATTACGAATATGATGGAATAAAATATGAAGCAGATTTAAAGACTAATGATATTGTTAAAATCTTGGATAGTGGTAAAGTAGAACAAGGAAACTTTGGAGAACAAACAGTATTTAAGATTAAAACAAGAAATGGTGATAAAAAATTATCATTTAATCAAAATACAATTAATGTATTAGTTCAAGAGTTTGGCGATGATACAGAACAATGGATTAA